CGGTCCTACGGTTGCGTGCGGCAGGACTCACGTCCGGCCAGGCGCTCGCCATTACTCGTGATGTCCAGTTATGGATTAACGAGTGTGGTGAAGAATGGGCAGTTGATCGGGTCAAGTCCATTAAAAAGGATTTGCTCCGTCACTATGCTGGGTTGAGCCCGGTGAAAGACCATTCGTGGATCCGTTACAGGAGATCCGGACCGAAAGGTTCCTTCTCCGTTCTATTCCGTCTTCCTCGGAAGGAATTCCGACGAGCATGGAACTGTGTAATGGTATACTCAGGGGTGTTGCATAACCATCCGAATCTTCGGTTGACTCAACGCCAATGGGTGAAGATGCGAGACGCAGTAATGCGTAAACCACTCAGTAGCGAAGACCTTGTTATGGGTCTTAGCTTGGTCCACAGATCCCCGCTTTCCGTTCACGTAGATATACGTGAATCGGAAGGAGTACCGCTTATGTGGTATAAGCCTTCCCCTTCCCGGAGAGCGCCAGTTGGTGCACGTACGGTGGCAGACATAGAGGGTGTTATCAACTCCCTTGATTGTTTGTCTCGGCGAGCTACTTGGACGTCCCAGAATATGGACATCCTTCAAGGCTCACTGCGTGGAATTGACCCTATTGAGAGGGATATCCTTGAGTGTAATCTTGAGGATGAACTTAAGAGTGGGTCACCACCATTGGAAGAGGACTTTCGCCCCCTTATGGGTGTGATTGCTCTGATTCCGGAACCCGGTATGAAACTGCGGTTTGCAGCTAATCCGTACCGCCTTTACCAAATGGCTTTAAAACCGCTTGGTCAAGGTTTGTATGATGCTTTGAAGCGGGTGCCGAACGACTTTACGTTCGACCAGAACGCCGGCGTCGAAGCAATTCGACAATGGCTGTCAGATGGTTACCCATCTATCAGCATGGATTTATCGAATGCTAGCGATAACATTCCGTTAGATCTACAGCTCGAATTGATGAGCCGTCTGGGAGTAAGCACCCGATGGATCCAGTTTTACCGTGACTGTTGTCGCGGTGACTGGTACCTCGACGTCACTCGTAGGAAAGGGACTCCCGTACCCGAATGGGTTCGGGGGGTTCCCAGTCTTCTGCGATGGACTGTCGGGGCTCCAC